AACATTTGGAGTAACTGTTGATACTGGATCAACGCCGACTTTGAACCAAGTAGTAGAAGCCGGTAATATTGCAAATTCCAAAGTAATAATATCTGCATCACTAGAAATAGGATTCGGCACATCGGTATCTGCAGACTTTGGATTTGCTCAAGGGCGTGATACGTTAATTGAAGGAAAGTATGGCCATGCCGAAGGTTCGTCATCTGCAGTTTATGCAACAGCCGGACACGCAGAAGGATTCGGTACCTCCGTACAGAACAATTACGGTCATGCTGAGGGATGGGGTTCATTAGCGACTGGCCAGGCAGCTCATGCCGAAGGATTCGGAACGCGCGCCTCTGGGTTATATTCACACACTGAAGGGTCTAGTACTAGAGCATCCGGACAAGCAGCTCACGCTGAGGGCCAGTCGGCTATAGCTTCTGGAATAGGGTCGCATTCGGAAGGAGAAGAAACTGTCGCTAGCGGAACAGGATCACATGCAGAAGGAGGTCAGTCACAAGCAATTGGAGATTATTCGCATGCGGAAGGCAAAAGCACTAAAGCGAATGGTTTAGGATCACATGCTGAAGGCCAGGGAACGGTAGCCGATGGAGATTATTCACACGCTGAAGGTCAGGGAACAGTAGCCTCTGGATCACATCAACATGTACACGGACAGTATAATACTCATGGCAATACTACGGCGCTAGTAATTATTGGTAATGGTACTAGTGACGGTGCTCGAAGCGATTTAGCCGTATATAATCAGAACTCGATATTATATAATGCTTCCGTTACAGCTTCAAGTGATATAAGCGCATCCGGAGATATTTCATTACGTGGATTCCCGAGCCTATCTAGTTCATTGTTAGAATACATGACTACAGCTTCGGTAAGTAGTAATGTGATTACATTTACTAAAGGTGATGGAGCAACATTCGATCTTACAGTCGCAACAGGATCGGGTGGACCAACTGGGTCTACTGGCCCTAGTGAATTTTTTATACAAGATCAGGGTAGTGGTATAAATACTATCAGCGAAACTAGCCAAAGAGTTCGTAGCCCATTCACTGGGGGTGAGAATGCAGAAGCATGGAATACCAATTTCCCTACTCTTGAATATCAGAGGACAGGTCATATCGTACCTTACAACTCTACTTTGACGGGAATCAGGATGCATACAAGAGGATATGATTCAGGGACATATACGATAACTCTTAGAGTATACAGAAAAAATTTCACTGACAATGCGGCAGGTACAAGTGATAACATACAAACACACACGGGTGTCTTTGTTAATGGTACAGGAAAACTCAGGGAATTTCTCAATTTAACATATAGTGATGCATTCAACGCCGGAGATGAAGTATATGTAACTTGGCAAGCTGATGCGGGTTATAATGCAAAAAGATTTATATTAATAGGAATTACCTATTATTTTGAAAGAACATAATTATGCCGATATTAACAGTATATCAATATCCTGTTCTATGCAAGATTCGGTAATGATCCAGATGATGATTCAACAGGAGGAACAGGAGTGATAAAAGACAGAGTAGGAGGATTCGACGGAACCCCTATAAACACAGAATCAGGTGATAATGTAACAGATGACCCGTGATATGATACAACCAAAACGACAACAATACTATGACGCGGAAGTGCGATTACGATTATTATATGATATGATCGGCCGTTATATGATACAAGATCCATGTTTCAAATTAGATAAAGATTTTTCACGTCATATAGAAATAGCAGCTGAAGAGTTATATAAAGCCTTGTTAGAATTACAGTACAAACAACAGTAATACATATTTATTTTAAACATTAGTTATGGCAGAAACAAAAAAATTTACAGAGCAAGAAATTGCAGAAATCAAAACATTACAACAACGTGTAGCCGATACTACATACGAACTCGGTCTAGTCCAAATTGATAAGCAAATGCTAAAAGATAGGGAGTCTGAATTAATTAGTTCATATGAACGTATTATTAAAGATGAACAAGATTTGGTTGCCAAATTAAGTTCAAAGTACGGTGTCGGAACACTAGACTTGTCTACTGGGGAGTTTGTACCCCAATCTTGATTGTTTACTATATTACTTCAATATTTATAAATGAATCATTTTCATTATTAATATAGGAGCATTATAGTGGCCGAAACAATTATCTCACCTGGTGTATTTACCAACGAAGTAGATCAGACATTCCTTCCTGCAGGAATCCAAGCAATTGGAGCTGCAGTAATAGGACCAACACAAAAAGGTCCAGCCGGAATTCCTACGATTGTATCAAGTTATTCAGAGTACTTGCAAATATTTGGAGGAAAGTTTACTTCTGGTTCTGGAGCATCAGAAAATTCATATAAATATCTAACAAACTACGTAGCTCAAGAGTATCTTAAATATGCTGATACGTTGACAGTAGTACGGGTATTGGATGGTGCATATGCTCCTGCAACATCTTCAGTGCCATCCGCTGAAGCCAGTTCCGGTTTTGGGGGAGGCCCATATGCCTTTACATTGACAACACTAGCAGATGGCGATGAAATGAACAATGCCGGCACTCCTGGTACTAATCATTTATTGCTATCTGGATCCGGAAATAATATTCGTTGGGAAGTAACTTCAGTTAATCCAACAAAAGGTACTTTCAACTTATCTCTACGAAGAGGCGATGATACTATTAAGAGAAAGGTTATCTTAGAGTCTTACTCAAACTTAACTCTAGACCCAAATTCATCTAATTATATCGGAAGAGCGATCGGCGACCAATCATATACATTGAGAGATAGTGGTACATCTGATCCCTTTTTGCAATTGTCAGGTTCATTCCCTAATAAGTCTAAATATGTAAGAGTTTCAAATATTGCAAATACATACAATTACCTAGATTCTAATGGTACTATTAGAGACGGCAACTTATCAGGAAGTTTGCCGCAAACAGGCTCAGGTTCAGTAGGAGGAGGATTTACAGGAGGTTCTGACGGTACCGTTCTTCATCCAAAGGCCTTTAATGAAAGTATTTCAAACACAAATGTTCAAGGTATTACATTTGATGCAAATGGTTCTCAAGAGTATATTGATGCAATTAGATTGCTTAAGAACCAAGATGAATATGATATTAATTTGCTAGTACTTCCTGGCTTGGTAGATAACTTTGCAAATCATGCTCCGGTAATCACTGAAGCTATTGCAATGGTTGAGTCCAGAGGAGATTGTTTCCTAGTTGCTGATCCAGTTGAATATGGACAGACAATAGCGCAAGCTGCTACAAAAGCTGAATCAAGAGATTCTAGCTATGTTGCTGAATATTGGCCATGGGTTAAAGTTCCGGATAATGACTTGGGACGTAATGTATGGGTGCCAGCATCAGTACTGATTCCTTCAGTATATGCATTTAATGATAAAGTAGCTGCTCCATGGTATGCCCCAGCTGGATTGAATAGAGGTGGTATTGATATAGCGATTGCGACAGAACGTAAGTTGACTACAGCTAACCGTGATACAATGGCTGATAGCAATCTTAATCCAATTGCGACATTCCCTAATGCAGGAGTAGTTGTATATGGACAATATACAACACAAAAGAAACAGTCTGCACTAGATAGAGTTAATGTAAGACGTTTATTGATTGCAGCTAAGAAATTTGTTGCTTCAACTAGTAAGTTCCTAGTATTTGAAAATAATACTGCGGCAACAAGAAATAGATTCCTATCAATTGTTAATCCATACTTTGAAAATGTTCAACAACGTCAAGGGTTGTATGCATTTGAAGTTAGAATGGATGAATCAAATAACACTCCAGATGTAATTGACAGAAACCAGCTAGTAGGTCAAATATTCCTACAGCCTGCAAGAACGGCTGAGTTTATTATTATTGACTTTAATGTGATGCCGACAGGCGCATCGTTCCCAGAATAATGAATGGCACATATTTATATAAAAGAAATGGAGTAAAATAAGATGGCAGAACTACTCGACCCGACCGAAATATTTTATACAGCTTATGAGCCAAAGATGGCTAATAGGTTCATCATGTATATTGAAGGAATACCAGCATACCTAATTAAGGCAGCTAGTAGACCATCAATTGATCAAGGTGAAGTTATCCTAGACCACATCAACGTTGAAAGAAAGTTGAAAGGTAAGTCTAGATGGCAAGATGTAACAGTAACATTGTATGATCCAGTTGTTCCGTCAGGAGCACAAGCGGTGATGGAATGGGTTAGATTACATCACGAGTCTGTAACAGGTAGAGATGGTTATTCCGACTTTTATAAGAAAGACATTACTTTCAATTCGCTAGGCCCTATAGGTGATAAGGTTGAAGAATGGACTTTGAAAGGAGCTTTCATATCATCTGCAACGTTTGGAGATATGGATTGGTCGACAGAAGATCCAGTTAACATTGAATTGACACTTAAGTACGATTACGCAGTATTGCAATTCTAATAAAAAGTAGTTAATATGTCTAAGCAAGAATTATTTGTTAATAGCTTAAGGAAATTGATCAATGAAGAACTTAAGCGATTAGATGAGAGAGCACCGGACAGCTGGTCGGAAGAAGCATTTGATGAAGACGATGGATGGAATAGAGATTTCTTTAAAGAAATAGGCTTAATGGATGTTTTGAGTAACGCAGAAGATCTTTCATATGAAATTGAAAATGCCCGTCGCGGGTCATACTTCCTAGGCGGAGAAGGCGTGGATGATGTGATTGAGGCATGCAAGGAACTTATAGAAGATTTAACAGTAATTATTGAAGACTTAGAATCTTTCGAAGACTAATTTTAAATTTAAAAACAAGTTATGCCCCAAGTAAACGACTAATACCCAGTATCTGACAATGAGCTAAAGAAGTTAGCTGTCGAACATGCAGAAGCGAATATGACTATCGCAACCGACTTCCCAACAGAGATTATACAGTTGCCATCTAAATGTAAAGTTACAAGACTATCTCAAAAGCGAGTATAATGATCGTACAGTGACAATGTCATAAATCATTGTACGTATATTTATATAAAAGTAATAAGTTATTAAAGGAGAATATTATGTCACAAAAAGTTAACGACGATTATCCCAAAAAACATACTGATATGTCCAATGAGGAGTTGAAAGCTATTGCAACTGCGCAATACGAAGAGACCCCAAAGGCATATGACTTTCCAACTGAGATTGTGCAATTACCAAGTAAAGGAAAATTATATCCTGACGGCCATCCATTGAAAGATGGTACAATTGAAATGAAGTATATGACTGCTAAGGAAGAAGATATCCTTACCAATCAATCATTTATTCAGAACGGAGTAGTTTTAGATAAGTTGTTTCAGTCATTGATTGTGACAAAAGTCGATTACAATGATTTGTTGTTATGTGATAAGAATGCTATTATGATAGCCGCGCGTGTGTTAGGATACGGAAAAGATTATCCAATAACCGTTACTAATCCAAATACAGGCGAACAAGTTAAGCATACTGTCGATTTAACTACATTGGAAGCTAAAGAAATTGATTGGTCAACGTATAAAGATGGCGTTAATGAGTTCGATTTTCAATTGCCAGTATCTCAACGTAAAGTAAAGATACGTTTATTGACACAAGGCATTCAAAGAAAGATTGATGCTGAAATTAAAGGATTGGCAAAGGTTAAGAAAGAAGCGTCATTGACCACTACATTGAAGTATATTATTATAGAGGTTGATGGCGATGATTCTACGGCAGTGATTCGTAAGTTTGTTGATAACCATTTATTAGCTATTGATTCGAGAGCGTTACGTCAATATATAAAATCAATCACTCCTGATATTGTATTGGAAGTTGATGTCCCGGACGGAGATTCCGGGGATACATTTCACTGCGACGTTAACGTTGGATTGGACCTTTTTTGGCCTGACGCCAACTTATAAAGTAATAAAACAAGATCATATATTTGATCTAGTATATCATAGTCAAGGCGGCTTTTCATATTCTGACGTGTACAACATGCCAGTATATTTACGTGTCTACTATATACGTAAGATGTCTAAAATGTTTGAAGACCAGAAAAAGGAACATGAAAAGCAGATGAGGCAAATTAAAAACAAATCACCTAAAATAGGCCGTCGTTGATATTTATAAAAAAGGATGCCCTATGAATAAGCTAGAGAAACGCGCGTTGCAGCAAATTAACATGAATGAGAGCGTCTTAGCATCGGTCGCAAAATTGTTCATGCGTCGAAAAATTAAAAAGCAATATAAAAAGGCATACGATCTAGCTAAAGACGATGTAGAACTACAAACCGCATTAATAGATCTAGAAAATTATCACGAACGACTTAATGACATAATGAAGTCATTATGTAGTAGAAATCCAGATCACCCAAAATGTAAGTAATAAATGGCCGATTCAGAAGCTCAAATAAAGTTACAGGAACGGCTTAATCAACTCAAAGCGGAAGGGCAACTTTCAGACCAAGAGAGCTTGGAGATAGCAAGACAATTTGCAAATGCAGCTGATCGAAGCGTTGCTGCTATGACCAAAATGCTCAGTCGTATCGAATCTGTTAAACGTGCATATCAAGGCGTTGATGATGTTCAAAAACGGATTGTTGATAACGAACATGAGTTAATCGATATCGTAAGTACATTGCAACGCGATCTAGTAAAGAATCGTCATGAATTTGAAGGCATAGGTAAAAAGGCTAGTGATGTAACATCTATATTAGTACAACAGTATAAACTTCAGATGCAGCAAGGCAAACTGAGTAAAAAGACTGGTGAGCTACTAATAGCAGATGCTAAAGCAACAGCACAAATTGCACGTAATATGGAAGCAATTGCTGGGTCAGACTTAGCTCCTATATTTCAAGAGACGATGAATTATGCTAGTAGTATAGCAGATAACATTGAATCTGTGTTTAGTAGCATTCCGGGCGGTAATATAATATTTAAAGCACTAGGCGGCGATCAATTAAAACAACAATTACAGGCCGCGGCAAGCCAAGGCATGGCAGCCATAGGAAAATCTTTGCAAGCCGGAGTAGGGCCGTTGCAAGCTTTACGAGCTGGAATGTTAGCATTTAACGCAGCTGTGATGGCAAACCCTTTCGTACTTACTCTTGCTGCTATAGCAGCGGCTGTTGTGGTTATTAAAAAATTGGTAAGCTTTGCAGCAGATTTTGAAAAAGAATCTCGTGAAACTGCAAAAAATATGGGTATTACTGTAGCACAGGCGACACAGCTAAGAAAAGAGGCTATGGCTACATCGACTGAATTTGGTACACAGTTAGCACGTACGGAAGACATATTGGCAGTACAACAAGAATCTGCAAATGCATTTGGTACGACAGCTATGATGTCGGCTGATACTGCACGTAACATAGCCGATATAGGAAAGTCATTTGGTTATGGTGCTGAACAGGCCGCGAAGGTAAATACAGCATTTGTAACGATGGGTGCATCGTCAGATCAGGCAGTGTCAATGCAGCGAGAGTTAGCAGCAGAAGCTTTAAAGGCCGGTGTAAATGTAGGCACAGTTACTGCCGATATCGCTGAGAATGCCGGAGCAACTGCTAAATTCTTTGGCGGTAATGTTAAAGCGTTAAAAAAGGCTGCTATCGAAGCAGCGAAGATGGGCGTATCATTAGCAACAATGGCTAAGGTAAGTGACTCATTGCTAGACTTTGAATCGTCTATCGCATCGCAGTTTGAATTCCAGGCATTGACAGGAAAGCAAATTAATTTAGATAAAGCTCGTCAATTGGCATTGGAGGGTGATATTGCCAGCGCAACTAAGGAAGTATTAAGCAATGTCGGCAGTGTTAGCGAATTTAATGACATGGATTATCTCGCGAGAAAGAAACTTGCTGAGGCAACCGGCATGGAAGTCGATGAACTTCAAAAATCATTAATAATTCAAGAAAGGTTAGGTGACCTAACGGAAGAACAAAAAGCTGCCATGGCAGGTTTAAATTTATCCGCAGCTGAATTAAACGATTTATCAGACAAAGAATTGCAAACAAAATTAGCGCAACAGCAGGCTGCAGATAAATCGGCAAAAGCATTTGATGATTTAAAAACACAATTGGCAAGTGCATTGTTACCATTGGGAGAAGCGTTAATGCAAGTATTTTCATTGCTTTCTCCTATTATTAAAATTTTAGGAGTGACATTAAAAATAGCATTTTCTCCACTTACAGCCGCAGGTAAAGCGATTTCAGACATTGTTGACAGATTTTATGCCGTATATGATGCTGTTAGTATGATCTTTAGTGGAGACATCACCGAAGGCTTTAAAAAATTAGGTAGCACTATAATAGATGGTTTATTAGCGCCACTTCAATATTCATGGGACGTCATTGCCGGTATTGCGGATGCCTTTGGGTTTGATATAGGCGCTGATTTAGGCGATATGGCTAGTAGTGCAATAGGACTAACATCTGTAGGCGACCTTGCAATAGGCGCAAATGGCGGTCCGATCGTTGCATCGCCTAGAGAAGGTACAATATTCCAAGGAACTGTTAATGATGAAATAG